AATCGTATCGACGGTTCTACATCGCAGACAAGGCTGGGTTCGCCCAGTGGAACAAAATAACACCGGCCCCGCCATGGTGGCCAGCAGGAGGTGAGTGATGACCAAAGCAGAACTTCAGGCATGGGCCAAGCAGCAGGTAGACGAAGAGGACCAGCCCAACACCAACGTTATCATCTACAAAGATGAGCAAGACTATGAAGAGAACAATGACCACCACGGTGCTCTGTTCGACTTCATGCTCTTCAAGGATGCTCTCGACCATGTAGAGCCGGGACGGATGTTCTGTTGCTACATCTACGACGCCCACCCCGACTCTGGCGACTACACCCACTTCTACACTTCAGACTTTGTACTGCCAACAGGAGGTGAGTGATGCCACTCGCATACGTAAAACCAGAAGAAGCCTTCGAGGTTCGCATCCAGTGTACCGAGGAGCAAATCCAACGGCACTGTGATGCTGCCCCGGAGAACGACCGTCGAGACTTCGACGACCGGGGTGGGCTTCAAGTCCCGGTGTACCACGTCTACAAGGGAACCAACTTCCCTGACCCGCTGACGTTCTGGTACACGTTAGACCTGTGTGAGGTTGACGGTTACGAGTTCGACATCCGCACGCTACCAACATGGCGTCACGACACCAATGCTTTGTTTCACGAAGACATACTTCAACGGGCACTGGACCGTGGGCTTGCTCGCATCGAAGGCAAAGAGTTGATCATCTCCAAGGATGAAAGCGTTTCGTTGGAGGTCGAAGCCTACCGCAGGATTCGAGGAAAGATTTAACCTTGACGCCATACCGTTTTGGTGTCATACTTACCCCACCACAACCAACAGGATCAATGATGAGAATGAAAAGAATCAGCCGACTTCCCCTTGAACCGTGCAACGTATCAGTTGAGTTGGTTCGAGAGATTGAGGACCAAGACACCGGAGAGGTTGTCGATGAGCACATCATCGATGTGTTCGGTCGATTCTTTCCAGAAGAGCACGGCGTCGGTCTTGGGGCCTTCATCGAAGTCATCGAAGCGAAGCTCGTTGGCGATGCCGGAGCAGTCCCCGTAGAGCTTGAGGACTGGGAAGTGGACACCTTGGTTGACCTTCTTCAGGAGCAGCGTCGGACATAATATGTCCGTGACATTTGATTTAAGTGGCATACACGACAAACACAGGAGAACAGAAATGAACAAAGAGCAATGCCCCGACTGTGCAATCAGTCCCATCAAGAGACCTGTAAACTTTCTCATGTCCACTCGCATCATCGTCTCCGTCTTGGACCACATGATGAAGATGATGGAAGAACAGACGGACGAGAAAGTAAAACTCACAACCGCAATGGTTGCGATTGACGACGCAATAAGCCGCCTGCGTCTACTCACGGATGAACCGTGGGAGGACTGGGAGAAGCATTGCAAAGAGTTCTCCGATGAAATCAAACGGAGAAACGTAACGGCCGTAGAAGTTGAGGAGGAGTAAACAATGGACTTCAGTGACGAGCGGTTCCATCGCAAGAGAGTACCTTGGATTCAACTGGTGAAGGAGGGCATTGACCCTCGTGTAGTGATGCTGCATGCGCAGCGACAGGGCTTGTACAAGCTGGCTTACAGCGCGAAGTGCAGGCTGGAGAATGAACGAAGAGTGGCCAAGGGGGCCAGGGGAGGTGAGGGTTGAACTACTCAGATGATTTCTGGGATGTGCTCCTCGGATTTACAGTTGCGTTCACAACGCTTCTGTTTGTTGAGTGGATGCTGCATTACCCCGAACCCATCATGTCACACTTGACTCACTGAGGGTGACAGATTAATGGGCAATGTGGCTCATAGCAAAACAAGTACAATAGGAGCAGAAATGAGCAAAGATCAGAAAGAAAGAAAACAACGGGCGCGCAACGTAAAGCGAAGCATTGATTGGACTGAGTTCATCAAGGCGTGGCAGTCATCGTCATCGTGCAGCGAGGTCGTGAAGAAGCTGGGCAGGCCCGACACTCAGTCTGAGCGAACATACGTATCGGTCAAGGCCGGCTACGCAAGGAAGCGTGGAGTTGCGCTCAAGAAGTTCGTGCGAACTGTGCGGGCAAACGACTGGTCCAATCTGGCTAAGTTGGCCGATGAGCTTGGAAGTGGGTGAAAGATGTTTACCCAGGACGCAGCTTTCAACTTTGAGATGAAGCGGTTCATGTTGATCTGGGTGCAACTGGTTCCAGACTTAGCCATCGTATGGTACGCCACTCGACTGACGACAAACCAAAAGAATCTTAACATCACACCAGACACACCTTGACACTTATGGTGGTTCGGTTACTTAGAACAAAACAGCAGAAGCTGCGGAGCGGGAAATGAAGGACTTGAAATCAAAAATCAAAGAGGCTGACGGATCGTACAAGGTTTACGTAGCCGTCAAAGGAGACCCCAAGCTGGAGGGAAAGTTCCACTGCACAAAGAAGGGTACGCTGTACTTCAATGGCAAGGTGATGAACGACCCTGACTTTTCACAAATCTCGGTCTACCTTGCGAAGGAATGGCAGGTTGCAGTGAGCCATGAAGACCTGAGGATGGGTCTCATGGCCTGCTCAAAGGCAATCGATCCTACGGTCATCTACGGCGTAGATGTCAGCAAGGACTTCAAGCAAAAGGTGATTGAATGGCTTGAGGGGAATCCGCCATCACCACACTGCTACGAGATCACAACCGAGGCGGTTTCTGCTGCGGTAGATCCAGGCGGGTACCAACATCAACGAAGACTAACCGAGATGCGAGTCGCCAGAGTCCTGAGAGAGCAGGGACTTCAAAAGGCTCGGGTCTCATACAACGGAGAACGAAAGATGAGGTGGTTTCCAATCAACCAAGAGTAGAGGAGCAACAAACGTCACAATATACAGGAGGTGACATATTTCACTTACACAAGCAGAAATGCTCGCAATCAGCAAAGCGTTCGGCTCGAAAGAGTTGGGGCTTGCCAAGAAGGCAATCGACAACAGTTCAGAGATGGACGTTAACCTTATGGTCAAGATTGTTGGAAAGCTGAAGCGCGGAGCAAAGCCAAAGCCAGCCAAGGGAACGAGCACAATCCCATGGAAGGTAGCAATGGCCCTGTTCGCCAAGCGTGCTGGGTTCACCAAGGAGCAGACCGCAAAGGTTCTTCTTGAGACCCTCACGTTGTCGATCGGCCTCGGAAAGGACAAGCAGTCTGAGCTTCTCAAGGAGAGCGGAGTCGGTGATGCACTGGCGATGCTGGACCGTGAGGTGTTCTCCAAGCTGCCCCCGATTCACCGGGAAGGCAACATCAGCTTCGCCGCAGAAAGCGTTGAAGCTGTTCGCGTTCCAATACTGGTGACTTCAAACGACACTCCTACCCTTGGGGAAGGGGAAGACGTGGCCAAGTAGTCACCAGGGGGCCGCCTCTTAGCGGGGAGGCGGCCCCCGTTTTTTATTCACTATGAGCGAAACACGAAAAGCATACGGGCCTGAAGAAAGGCTCGACACCTACGAGGTCGTCTACAAGATGACCAACCTGATTGGCGGGCTCCGAAGGGGTCGCCTTTCTGCAACTGCAAGACTGTACGGAACCAGCCGATCAAGGCTTGATTCCATACTCAAGCGGGCTGCGCCTGCGCCGACGCTGGACACACTAATCATCTGGATTGGTCGCCTGTATCGAAAGACGGGCGTCAAGGTGGTCTTGACCATCACTCCAGACATGCGGATCTACTACAGCATTCGCGATGACAAAGATGAAAAAGTGGACGGCGTAATCATCAAAAATAAAACCGACTTGTAAGCTGAGTTCTACTCAGCTACAGGACAACGCCCACAAGGGATTGATCCCCCTTGTCAACGTGGGTTCCTGACTGAGCCCATCGGGAAACCGGTGGTGCTCTCTCAGGCCCACCATCAGGAGCCAACCATGTGGATACAACACGCGAAGAGCGGACCAATCACTCAGATTGCATCCATGCTCGAATACGAACGAGGAAGCGGACAGTCGCTTCGGCCATGCCCAAGTTGCGGAATGATCGAGCGTGGATCGCGAGACAGAAAGCGGGGGCCCGTTGGGTTTTCGCGAACTGAGGTGTCCTGGAAATGCCACAAGTGTGGGGCCAAGGGAGACGTAGTTGACTTTGTTTCCTTCCACTTCTTTCAACGACCGCTCAAGCTTTTGTCCAAACCAGAGCAATCAGTGGTGCGAGATTGGTTTGCACAGCATGGATTTTGTACAGCATCTGGTGTTCCATCCCATGTGCAGCCGGATCCATCGAAGCGCCCCAAAGTAAACGCGCCCACGTTCGATGGCCCAGTTCGCCCTCCACAGGAAGAACTCCAAGACCTGTGGAGCAACACTCGAACCTTTGAAGAAGCAATGGAGGAGGCCACCACATGGAGTGCCCCGATTTGCGAATGGCTTGTCACGAGACGATTTGCTCCGCGAGTCTTGGATAAAACTCGGTGTGTCAGAGTCTTGCCGCCGCCTGTGGACTTCAGATTCCCAGACTGGTTCCCGCATCAATGGGCGGGCACGTATCGAATCGCTGCTCGTTGTTTTGAGCCTGATGGATCATTTGCGAGCATTCATTGCCGAAGTGTCTCTTATGCGAAAAGCCGAAAGCCGGGTGGCAGTAAAACCAGATGGCCGGTAGGCTATGACGCTGCTGGGCTGCTCATGGCCAACGACGCGGCTGTTGAGATGATGAAAGGCAAGGCCGATGGAATCCAAGCTTTCTTGATCTGTGAGGGAATCACAGACTTCATGAGAGCATGCGAGCAGGCCTTCCGGGAGTCTCTGAACTTGGCAATCGTTGCCGGAACATCCGGCAGTTACAAAAATCTTAGTAAGATGAATATCCCCAAAAACCTTAAAATCTTTATTGCTACAGATACGGATGATTCAGGAGATGAGTACGCGGCCATAATCTGCGACCAACTACCAGAGCACAAACTGTACCGCATGCCACTGGAGGCATAACAAATGGCCGACCTTGATGAAGTCCTCGCCGCTGGGGGGACTACGCTCACGCAACTGCTGCAACACGCTGAAAACGACAACTGTATTCATCAACCGGAATCAGACCCACAAGAGCAAGACATCCCAGAAAATGAAGGTGACACCAACATCATCTCCATGCTGGACCAGTACACCGATCGAAACGGTCAGCCGACTGGAAACATCAAGAAGAACAAGAACAACTTGTACATCATCCTCAGGCGTGATCGTCGATGGCGTGACCGTATCTGGCTCAACACGTTCACGAACACGCTGAAGATGGATGACCGGGACTACAAGGATTCGGACGACACCCGAATATCATTGTGGGTTTCGCGGGCCTACGGCCTTGAGTTCTCTGAGAACTATGTCAGCCACGTAGTGCAACTGATTGGAGAAGAGCGGTCACGCAACCCTCTCATTGAATGGTTGGACACAATGCAGTGGGATGGCATCCCTCGAATCGACCGATGGATCACAGAGGCCACCGACTGCGAGGACAACGAACTCAATCGAAAGATGGGCGAGAAGTGGCTGATACAGGCCATTGCTCGCGCTTACAAGCCTGGTTGCAAGGCAGACTGCGTTCTCATCCTTGCCGGCGCTCAGGGGGCAGGGAAGAGCACTTTGTTCCGAAAGCTTGCCACAGACGAATACTTCGCGGATACCCCGCTCGACATCGGCTCTGCCAACTCGTACAGTCAGATTGCACGCGCTTGGATTTATGAAGTAGCGGAGTTGGACTCTGTGCGTCGGTCAGCCAACAGTTCAACCAAGGCGTTCTTGAGCGCACAGGAAGACACGTACCGTGCAGCCTATGGCCGTCATGCAAAAACGGTCAAGCGACACGTTGTGTTTGCTGGAACGACGAATGAGTCTCAGTTCATTAATGACATGACCGGCTCACGTCGCTACTGGCCGATCAAATGCAACGAGGTTGATCTCGAATATGCAGAAATGAATCGAGAACAACTCTGGGCCGAAGCGATTGTGGCGTTCAATGCAGGTGACACCTGGTGGCTGGACAGAGACATGGACCAAACTCGACACGATGCGAGCCACATCTTCCGACAAGATGATCCCTGGACGGCTCCGATATCCT